TGTTTTAGCAATAATGTATTCTTTGACTAGTCCTGAACGAACAATATCCTCTACTCCAAATTCAATTACATCAAACGATGGCATAATACGAAGAATTCTCATAAAGTCAATGATTCCATTCTTTTCATTTGTCTTGATAAGATCTGATTGAGTGGCATCACCACAGAACATAATCTTACTATTCTCACCTACACGAGTGATAATAGAATCTAGTTCGTGGAAGTTTAGATTCTGGAATTCATCTACGATAATGATAGCATTATCCAGAGTAGTTCCCCGAATAAAAGAAGTACTCCAAAAACTAATCGTGCCTTGAGTTTTAAGGTTTCCATAGAGCATTTCAAATGACGCATCGTCTGGCATTTGGAACATATACTTTACCATATTCTTATATGGAATCTGGTAAAGAGATGATTTATCTTCGTGATCTCCTGGAAGGAATCCAATCTCACGAGTGGCAACAAGGGATCTTACAATGTAAATCTTTTCGTAAGGACTGCGTTCATCCAGAACATCTTTCAGAGCATTGTAGAGTGTGATAAAAGTTTTACCTGTACCAGCAGCTCCATATGCAACTAAATGTTTTCCATCATCATAAGAACTAAACAGTTTTTCTTGATTATCTGTTAATGGATCAATGTCTAAAAGAAGTTCCGAACTAATCGGTTTTTTTCTTTTCATTTGTTTAGCAGTCATTCCGACACCAATTGGTTGATCTGCAGTTCTTCTTTTTCTTGCCATATGAAATTAAATTGGGTTTACTTTTGATCCTGGTACTTTTGATGCTTTGTGAAGAACATCATTCCACCCTGGGTGAGATTTTTTGAGGCGATCATAGACCTCACCAAGTTCTCCAGCACTGGGGCAAGTAGATGGATCACTCCAATCTCTTGTCCAGTCTGGATTTTCTTCCTTCCATTGGTCCCATTCAGTAACAGACATTGTTACTTCTTTTTGTTCACCAGTGAGTTTATTCACTACGGGATATGTTGCCAAAATTTAACCTCCATTTTATATGAGAGTATTTATTCAATAGTGATGGAAGGAGCATCAACACACTCTGGACATTCTTCACGAGTCCACCCCATAGCAGCAGAGACTGCAGGGAACTGGCAAGTAAAAATACAACGAATTGCCTCTGCGATTTCCATATGTTCTTTCTGAGTTCCATGAGCAGATCGCAAATCAATGTAATGAATCCAAGAACGCACAGAACCAGTCATATAGAGGCGTGTGGGCGTTGCTAGAGGCAATACAAACCTAGCGCACTCTTTTGCCACTCCCTTGTCCAGAAGGCGGTTATAGAGGCGTAGACCTTGCTCAAAATGAACTCTAATGTCTTCTAGCAGAGTCAACTTCAAATAGTCTGGAAGATCATCAATACTGTTCTGGCGGTTCTTTGTATCTTGCCTACGAAGTTCTGGAAGAGGAATAGTCTTATTCAGAAGATTCGTATCGGCATATCGTTGCGAAAATTCTTGATATGTAAATGAACGGTGGCGCAAAATTTGAGCAGCAATGCCACGAGTCGTATTGATCTCTACGCTCATTGTTGCTTGCTCAAAGATACTCCAGTGTTGATGTTCAATACAATACTTGAGCAGTCCAGAGAACTTTTCATTCTCCTGATTTGCAGGATTACTTACGCGAGCACAATATGCCATGTGCTTTTCTGCATCAGGAGTAACACTAATGAGTTTTACTTCTGGTTTCATAAACTCGAATTCAGTCGGCATCATCGTCATAAAATACTTCGTCGTAATCGGATAGATAAGGTGCAATTTCTTCGTATCGGGGTTGAGTGTTACTGGATGAATAAATCTCAGACTTTAAACACTCAACCAGGGATTCAAGATTTTTTACAATAAGTTTTAGTTTTTCTTCGTCCATTTACACAAATCCCAACATAGTAATTATAGACAAAAAAAAGAGAGGTGTCAACCTCTCTCTAAAAAATATTTACTTACTCAAGAGTAAAATTTCCAAATAGATTAAGAAAATGAATGCTGTTGATGCACCAGTAATTGCAGCAATTGTGGCAATCATTTTCCTGCTCCAACATTGACAAGTTGTGCTTGATAACGTCTTTCTTCTTTTTGCTTCTGCTCTTTAATGAGCTGAAGGAAGTTGAGTTTTTTAATCACTTATGCCCCTCCTTTACAAACTTGACGCCACGATAGACTTCATTTTGTTGTTGGGGTTGTTGCATCATTTGCTGTTGATACTCAAGACGCTTTTGAGTATCATACTCAACACCGCGATAAACTACTTTAGACATTAGGGTTCTCCTTAGTTTTTTAGGTTAAAGAGCGTTCCTTCAGTCGGCGTTTGCGTTCGCTATTTGCGAATAGCGAATGAACGATCCGTTCCGCGTCGGCTTACTTCCGTCTGATATTCCAGATGAACGTAAGGTCATTATAGACCTGTTAATATAGTTATGCAAGAACTTTTGTAACTTATGTTACAATTTATCGCTTGATATAATCTAGTGTATGATCAGTCGCACAAAGTTGATGAACTATAATATCGCATCCGATTTTAGGGTTACAATCTCCACAAGTATATACATCCACTGCTGCTTTACCTTCTTCTGGCCAAGTGTGAATACTAATATGACTTTCAGAAAGTAAACAAATTACAGTGACTCCTTGAGGTTCAAACTTTTTTGAGATTGTTTGAACTACAGTGGCGCCACTTGCTACTGCTGCATTTTCTAGTAAGTCTATAAGGCATTGTTCGTTATCCAAAAGGGAAAACGAGCATCCAAATAAATTTAGTAAGTAATGATCACCCATTCTCCTCTGCTTCTTTTAATAGTTCACTCACGTATTTTTCAGTTCCATCCATTGTCTTTACAGCATATAGAGGAGACTTCATATATTTTTTAATTTTTTTATATTGCTTTAGGAGTTTCTCAACTTCATCAGTTGAGATTTCAACTCCAACTTTTATTTTATTATCTTGAAATCCTTCACTCATTTTCTTTTCTTTTTATCGGGTGCTTTATAACCCCAGATCTTGGGATTAGTTCTTCCGTAACCAAAATCAATTTTCTTTACTGATCCTGGCCCGAACTTATCATAGTAAAGGTCAAAAATTCTTACTCTTGATCCTCTACAAAGATCCATATATGCGTTGCCTTCAACTTCATAAATTACCACATATGCATCATTAGGTAGTGATGGATCTTTGATTTGCTTCAAAGTGGTTCGTTCAAACAAAAGTTCGCAACCATATCTAGGAGGAAGATTCTTCTTTTCTTCTTGTGTCCACTCCACTAATACTTCCTCCTTTTCTACAACCGCTCTCACGAGCGACCTCCCCAATTAATATCTGGGTATGCCTCTTTTACATTTTCAAAAGTGATCTTGTATTTATCAGTTAACCTTTTGTCTTTTGTAAAAATTAATACTTCTGCTTCCTTGGGATGAAGACCTTGTAGGAGATTGATAAACATCATCTCTCTACGAATCTTAGAAAGACTATCATTACCACCTTTAACATAATGGTAAAGATTTTGATACTCTCTACGCAGGGAAGTTTTTCCTCTTGCGTTTAGATCTTGTCCTGTTGCTGATTCCCCACCAGATGCTTCTCTGGAAAGGTTTTCTGAAAGAGTTCCAGAGTATACAGATTGCTCATCAGCATTTCCATAAGGAACTTCACCTTCAGGTATAAGAGATAGTACTGTACTATCAAAGTTCCAAATGAAAATAGATTTCAGAGAATCGTGTTCATACTTTTTGAGAACTTCAACTTTTTTCGCAGCAGTTTTTTGAGATGAAGCAAGTTCTAGGATCTCAAAAACAAAGGGGTTGGTTGGTAGTTCAATAGAGGTTTCAGTCGGTTTACTAACCGTTCTCCTCTTCGTCGTCTTCGTCATAGTCATAGTCGTTTTCAAACCTCACGGCTAAAATTTCATCAGGAATTACATTCCCGTTTTCGTCAAACATTTCGGGATGTGTATAAGCAGCATAATTTCTTTCAACCAAGTATTGCTTAAGAGTCCATCCTATCATCCCTCCAACAAAAAAGAACATTACGGATATCAATGTTCCTAGAGTGAGAGCTACTGCTAACATAAGTTTTCTCCCGAGAGTTACTTCTTTTTAATATCGAAAAATATTTCAAATTGAAAATGTATCTCTCGTCTGAAGAGAGACAACATCTTACCAAAACGTATTAGAAATGATTTTGGTTCTGATGGTTTCTCCCTCCTATTACTACGTCTTAACATCAATTCAATTCCACGATTTATATTAATCTTGGAATCATTATTATTTATTTGCCTTTTTTCTTCTTCCTGGTCGTTTGTCATGATTGTATTTCCAGGCATCCTCTAGAATAGAATGTAAATAATTTCTTATTTTTCTTGCTTGTGGTTTTGGAATGTGTCCATATGCTTCACGAAGTTGTTTATGCATTTCATCAGATCCACCTTCAAGATAATCATCAAGGTCCATTACAATATTGTTGATGTTTGTTGCAGTAGCACTTTCAATAAATTGTTCTACTTGAACTCTTTTTGCTCCCTTTGTTTTTAAATAATCGTAAAAGTTAAGAACAAATTTGCCGTTAAAGGCATAATCAATTGCTCTTTCAACATCAAAATAAACTTCGTGAAAGGTACTGTCCATTTAGATAACTTTGTTCTCCTGTAAGTAGTGAATTGTATCTACACATCCTCCAAGATTTTCTGCATCATTGAGAATTACTTGAGGAAAGGTTGAACCATATCCAAACTGATCCATGAATTGTTGACGAGTAAAATCTTCATCAAGCTTATAGATCACATGAGAAAGGTTTGCCAATTCTAACACTTGAGTGATTTTTTCACAATAAGGGCAACCGTCTTTAGAATAAACTGTAAACTTCATAGTTCTTTACATTTTTAACGATATTATTTAGAATCCAAGTCATTATACAAAAAAAGGAGAAGGAAGTCAATCTCCCCTCTCCCAAAAGAAATATAAGGTAAAAATTATGCCTGCGCTTCAGTCCATGAAAGGCGACCAAACACTGATGCTGCTGTTGATGTAGAAAGGTTTGTTACAACAATTGTGAACACATCAGGACCATCTGGATAGATGCCAGAGTTGGCAGTAGCACCGCCACCACCTAAGATTGAGTTTCCAAGGTCGCGAACGTTTGAAAGATCAATTGAGTTTGCGCCGGTTCCAACGAAGAATCCAGCAATAACTTCACCACTAAGAATGGTTGAAGATCCACCACTGAAATCGCAAATCTGAGCAAAGGAAGAGTTTGCTTGTCCACGAACGTCACCAACCGCATTTGTCCAAGTACTGCTAGCAGCCGATACTTGTCCGTTCAGATAACCACGAACTAGTAAGTTTGAGTTAGCAGTAGCAGTTGTTAAGTCTAAGTTTCTTAGAGTTAACTGCATTCTGTTTTGAACTTCACGTTGAGCAAATATTCCAGGTATAGCATTATCAACAGAGGGAGCAACACGAATTGAGAAAATTGCTCGAGATCCGTTAGCTGGAATTGAAGTTGCGGCGGTTGTTCCGTAGGTAAACACGAGTGATTTATCATCATCAAATCTACCATCCATAATTACAGATGTTCCCCAGTGAGAAATTGTAGGAGCATATGTTGGGAATGCCAATTCAATTACTGTTTCGTCAGTTGCACTGAATGGGAAAGTCTGAGCAGTTGCAGTGCTCATTGGAGCAAAAGTAACCGCAACACCAGATAGGTTAGTGGTTGCCGCTCCAGTCAGTGAAATTGTACCACCAATTCCAATGTCTGCGATAAATGTTCCCTCTGGGAATGCAGTATTAATTATTCTCTGACCAATTTGAAGGTTAGTTGTAGCACCTGCACCAGCATTAACCGCAATAAGAGCACTGCCAATACTTGCAGTAACTGCCAATCCAGCTAAAGCTCCTGCCCTAGCACGAGTGAGGTTAAGTAGTGCGGTCGTTCCAACACCAACATAATTAGCGTGTTCAATAGTTCCACTATTTCTAATAACAATTGTTCCTTGGGGTGGGAATCCAGCAGTAGAAGCAATTCCAACTGCGGTGTCTGCAGCACCTAAAGAAGATGTTAAGAGAGCAGATGGTGGTTCGGTAATAGTTTCATATCTGGCTGGTAAGTTACCAGATCTCATGTATGCTTCATTATTAACATTATTGTTTATAAGTTTATGGCAATAAGCAACGTTTCCACCGTTAGCTCTTAGACCCCAACGAACAAATCCAGCACCATACCAAGAATAATCAATGTAGAACATCTGCATCTTAGTTAGGTCTACATTATATCCAGATGGACCTGTTCCATCTACCTTATCAAGATTCCAATCTGACTGTGGAATTCTTAAATCAACTGTTTTTGTGAAGGTAATTTGATCTGCTGTAGTTCCCCTATATGCTGGAGTAATTTGCATACTTGTATCACTATCAATATCAATAATACGATATGATTGTCCTCTAATTACAACCCAATCATTAATGTTGAGATATCTCGAAAAATAGGTTGGGAATTCTGTAGAGGATTGTGAAACAGTTGTGGATCCCGCTACAACAGATACTCTTCCTGGCATCTGAGTAGTTGAAGATCTTCTTACTGCCCACAGATTCTGACCATCAAACTCAAAGAATAGTCCGTTTTGTTGATCAAAAATACCTAATCTGTTCTTAGAACCATACCAAGTAGTAACTGAAACGAGTGGAGCACCAGTCGCAACGGTTGAGCTTGGAGTTGATAATGCCGTGTATGTAAATCTATTAGGACCTATAACGTTTGTTACTGTAAAGGTTCCGTTATATGCACTTTCATTACATCCAGTAACTGTGATTGTAGTTCCAGGAGTTACTCTTTGAATATTGTGAAGTTCTTTTGTGGTAACTGTTACAGTGGTTCCACTTGAAGTGATTACATCAAGTGCAATAGTTGGTTTTAGAATTGTGCCAGAACTGACTTGAACACCTTTTCCTGATTGATATCTAAAGTATCTTCTGGTTTGGCGAGTCAGTTGCTCATAATTTGAACCAGAGTTTGTACTAAAGATTACACCACCGTCAAGAGATCTGTGTAGTGTTGTTCCAGATGGTCTAACAAACAGTTGTGTTGAGAATGTTGAACCAGCACCTAGAGTAGTGGGGATAGTAGGAACATAGAATGTAAATGAGTTTGTTCCTCCGATTGAGGCAACAGTATATCCACCATTTAGAATTGTTGCTGCAGAACCAACTAATGTGACCTGGTTTCCGATGGATAAACCATGAGCATGTGGAGTTGAAACAGTAACTCCATATCCAGCAGAGGTAACAATACCAGTTAAACATGTTCCAAAACCAGCATTTGTATATACAGTTCCACTAAAAATACCAGTTTTAGCTGAGTCAAAAATGCTTGTAATATTTGTAGTATTGATTGATCTTGTCTTATATGTAAACTGAGTAGATGATGGAGTTGTATCTACAACAAAGTTTCCATTGGCAAATGGAAGATAAGTATCTTGAACGGTAATTACAGTTCCGATTCCTGGACGACTATTACTTGATGCAGCAACTAAGTTGACAGTAACAACGTTAGTATTGGGAGTAATTGTAATTGAACTGATTGTCGTAATGCCAGATTGGCTAAAAAATGTTCCTGGTCTGTTATTCACCAGCGCCAAGTTTTCCCACTTGGTAATCTGAGTTCCATATTCAAAGTCAGTATCAATTAGTGCCTGTGGAGTAGACACTCGCATTTTGTTAACGGGATCATAAAGCATCCCAATTGGTTCAATTACTTGAGACCCATTGTCAACAAAAATTTGAAGGCTATCGGTAGAAGTCATCGCAACAGGCGATGAACAATTATACTCTAATACTACAGTTGTCTTATCAGTTGCAGAATTATAAGTAAATGATGTAGCACCAAGAGCAGGATCAGAAAAATTGTAAATAATGTTTCCAGTAGTGGTGTTTGTAATTAGTAAAAGAGTTTTTCCACTTACAAATCCATCAATAACTACAGTGTTTGTTGATGGAGTAAATGTGTAATTATAAGCTAATTTCTTTGCCATGAGGAGTGACTTCTTATTTTTTCGTTAAAAATATTTATACTATTGATAATCAAGAAAGAGCGATTGTAAAAGCTATAGTCTGATTAATTGTTGGTAATTCGGTTCCGCCAACTGTACTGCCGTCATGAGTTTTTAAAGATTTTCTATCAGTATCATAAGTAACTTCTCCAACAGCACCAGTAAAAGTATTATGCTGAGGAGTTGATCCTCTTCTAAACTGTACTTGCTTCGCCATGAAATTAAAAATCTTAGAATATATTTATTTATTAAATACTAAACTCAACTAGAAATTTTATACCATCCATCCTGCCATTTATACTTTATACCATCTCCATATAAATCATACTCAAGATTTGGATCTGGTTCCCACTGAAAGGTTTCTGTATTTAAAATATATGTATCGTTTTGCCTGGGTGGAATAAAAGCATTCAGAGATTCATTATACTTGTATCCCATTCCTGGTTGATTGTTTGTGATACTAGTATCTGTAGAATAAACCATATACGTATGAGTTTCATCATACTCAGATAAAATTACTTGATCTAATGATGTATATGGCTCTTCGTCACGCTTACCCAGATATCCAATTATGTCACTTTCACTTATATAACCAATTTTGTTTACAACAAGACTATCTCCATTCAAAATAGCAAAACCTTTTAATACTTCTTCCATTTTATTTTATATGGTTTGGATTATTTATTTTATTACTTAAGTGTTATAAATTGGGACATACAATAACGACCAAATCCATGATTAAGATCTTCATTCATTTTGACTTCTTCCACTGAGTGAAGAACAAAAGACGGAAAAATTACTGTCATATTTTGCTGGATTTCTATTTTTTCATTATATTCTGGGAAAAACAAATCTCCACCCTCAAACTTTTTTGGAGTTTCAAAAAACCAAGTCAATGCAGTATGCACAGCAGTATCTCTATGTGGTTTATAATATCCACCATTTTCATAATAACTTATAAGAGTTACATCTTGGTTACACTCTAAAATAGACTTATAACCAAAACTCAAACTTGCATATGCTTCCAGATATTCTTTGTTAAAAAGTTTTCTATTAACAGATAAAATATTTGATATTTCTCTTCTCTTATAAAGATCGTCTAAAAATAAACCTTTATTTTCTTTTAATAGATTATCAGAAGAATCTTTAGCACTTCCTGTGTCTTTCGGATCTTCAAGTTTAGATTTATGATTTAGGAAAATTAATTCGTCTCCAATCAGTTCCAGTTCTTCTTCCGTATATAAATTTTCAATCTTTAAATATGGGAAAGGATCTTTAATTTTGGTTATTACTTCATTCATTTTTCCATTCCCAGATATTTTCTACCATCATAAAGATTATTTTTATATGGTCCATCCGCATTTACATAATGGAGGAAAGACTGTAAGTACCAATCTTGAGTGAATGGTTTTCTCCAATGAAATAAATCGCATCCACTATATAAACACAATTCTCCAGGATTTAATTTAATTTCGACTACATCACTTTCATCTTCATTTTTACAAAAATAAATTGAATTAATAGATTCCCCCTTTGGTATACCTAAAGATATAGTGGCGGATAATTCGCAAGATGGTCTGTCCCTATGCTTTTTTAATTCATCTCCACGCTTATACAATCTCGTGTATGTGTATGTGGGAGTTAAATTATATCCTATGACCTCTCCTAGTTTATCTGCAGACTCATTTAATATAGTATCCATTAAAGGATCGCCATAAAAAGCATAAGAATTTGGTGCCTGTTCATCTCCAAGCAAGCAATCGCCAGACTTTATTCTTGTAAAAAAATATTGTTGTATGAAAGATACAAAATTTGGATCTAGAAAGTTACTAACAACCTGAAACCCCATTTCTTTAAATTTCATAAATTTCACCTAAACGCTGGTCCATGAACCCAAGCAACCAATGAATACCGCTCTCCTTTAGTTACCGGTGTTACTTCATGTAAAGTATATGAGGGAAAGGAAACAATCATTCCCTTTTCTTTTTTAATAACAGTTGGTTCATGTGAGGTATATAACTTAAGTTCACCCCCCTCATACTCTCCAGGATCTGAAAGTTGAACAACTATACTTAATTTTCTATTATGTGGTATTTTCCAATCTAATGGATCAATATGCCCTTTATAACATCCATTTTCTTCCGATGAATAATATGTAAACTGTAAAGTTTCAATCATACTTAGGTCAAAATTAAAAAAATTCTGATTGTTTTGATGAACTAAATCAGACAATCTTTGATATATCCAACTCGTATGTTCATTTGGGTGAATCCATGAAGTAAAAGATCTACGGTGATCTAAACAATTTTCACCTCCACCAGTTTGTGCCCGATTAACATCCAACCTAGTTCCAATAACTCTAATTCTTTCAATTTCTTCACAAGAAAATACTTGGTTATTCCAACAATAGTATTCATAGTTCTTTGAATTCAAATGCCAATAAGGACCCCAACTATTTTTAATAGGATCTTCAATGGAATCAAATGAATTTTTATTTGAAAAATATTTAAAAGTCATAATTTATATTCACAAAATCTTGCACACTATCGCATTTGTCTATTTGATCAAAAATATTCTTTTCAATATCAAAGTATTTTTGAGTATGATTATTAATCTTATTTAAAATATCTTTTAGTTGATCTAGATTAAAAG